TAGAAATCCTACAACACGAACAGTACGGTATTCCGTCATACAAAGACGAAGTCGATCACCCGACACTGATTAAGTTTCTTGCAAACCTTGGGTGTCCTTTTGAACCACGCGACTACCAGTACAAGGCCATCTCACACGGTGTAGAAAATCTACGGTCTATCCTGTTGTCACCAACGGGTAGTGGTAAGTCCTTTATAATTTACAACCTTATGCGTTATTGTCATGAGGTTACTGACGGGAAGATCCTCGTGGTTGTTCCCACAACTTCACTCGTAGAACAGATGTATAAAGACTTCGAGGACTACGGGTATGACGTGAACGAGTACTGTCACAGAATATACTCTGGGAAAGAGAAAGTCACGGACAAACGCATCATCATTTCTACTTGGCAGTCTATCTATAAATTTGGTCGTGAGTGGTTCGAACAGTTCGACACTGTGTTCGGTGACGAAGTTCACCTGTTCAAAGCCAAGTCACTTGCAACCATGATGGACAAGTGTATTAACGCAAAATACAGATTTGGTCTAACGGGTACCCTTGATGGTACTGAGACCAATAAACTAGTACTGGAAGGATTGTTCGGCCCAACCTTCACAGTTACACGCACGGTCGAACTTCAAAAAGATAAAACTCTGGCAGACCTTGACATCTCTGTCCTACTCATGCGATACCACAATGATGTGTGTCATTACATGAAGGACAAGAAGTATCAAGACGAACTCGATTACATTGTGCAGTACGAACCTCGTAATCGGTTCATTAGCAAACTCGCGATTGATCAGACGGGTAACACACTCGTGATGTTTCAGTTCGTGGAGAAACACGGTAAGGTCCTATACGATATGATTCGTGACCTCGCTGGCACTGGACGCAAAGTGTTCTACGTGTCTGGTGAAGTGGCTGCATCTGACAGAGAACAAATACGAGGGATAGTAGAAAAACAAAATGATGCAATTATCGTTGCTTCTCTTGGTACTTTTAGTACTGGTATTAACATCCGCAATCTCCATAATATTATATTTGCGACTCCGTCCAAATCTCAAGTCAAAGTACTCCAATCGATTGGTCGGGGCCTTCGTCAGTCTGATGATGGTCGGACTACTAGACTTTTTGATATTGCTGATGATCTTCATATCAAGTCTCACAAGAACTTTACCCTGAAGCATAGTGCCGAAAGGATCAAGATATATACTAAGGAAGGGTTTAGATACAAGATCTACCCTATTGACCTAAAACCAATCAAAGGCGGTAATGATAATGAAGTATTCGATCAAGCAACTCAAGTTAATTAACGGAGAGGAAATTCTTTGCGAAGTTCTTGATGAGGCTCCGGACTCTATCTGTGTTAATAACGCATTGATCTTACAGTCGAATACTGCGAAAGACGGATCTAAGTTTTTTACGTTTCGTAACTTTATGGTCTACCAAGACCAACCACAGAATGTTATGCTGATCATGTCAGACAAAATCGTTGCGATTGCAATTCCGACTGAAGATATGATTGAACAGTATGAGATTGCGTTAGAACAACTGGCCAGTCAGATTGCAATGGACCATGAGTACGGTACCAAGCTTCTAACTGAAGATGAAGATACGCAGACCTTCGAAGAGTTTCTGCGTGAAGTTAATGATTACAGATTGATGGATTCGGACACTGACGGGTTCACTCCACACTAGCTATTATTCTCCCCTTTGGTTAAAGGAGATTATACAGGAAAAATAGCGATCTGTCAAGAACTTTTTGGAATATTATGAAAATAGGGTTTACCTGTTCAACATTTGACCTTTTACACGCAGGGCACGTACAGATGTTGCGCCATGCGAAAGATCAGTGCGACTACTTGATAGTTGGACTGCAAACCGATCCTACCATAGATCGACCAGACACTAAGAACAAACCGATCCAGACACTCGTGGAGAGATACACGCAACTCCGCGCAATACGTTATGTTGATGAGATCATACCGTACGAGACGGAACGAGATCTCGAAGATATTCTGTCCCTATATAATCTGGACCTACAGATCCTTGGTGATGAGTACCGTGACAAAGATTTCACGGGGAAAGACATTGGTCGTAAACGTGGTATTGAACTATACTTTAATGACAGGTCGCATCGATTCTCATCGAGTGAGTTGAGACAGCGAGTAGCCTATAAGACAGGTGTTGGATTGACACCTCGCATAAAATAGGGTATAATAGCCTGTATTAAATGGGAGTTGTATATGAAACCTAAAGAGAAACCACATTACGTAAACAACCGCGAATTTTCCGAAGCGGTGGTAGAATACTGTTCTCGCGTACAGAACGCGAAGGAAGAAGAAGAAAATCTACCAGTGGTACCCGATTACGTCGCGGAGTGTTTCTTGCGCATCGCCGAGGGACTATCCCACAAGGCGAACTTTGTTCGATACACTTATCGTGAAGAGATGGTCATGGACGCAGTGGAGAACTGTCTCAAGGCCATCGAGAACTACGACATCGAGGCAGCGACACGTTCGGGTAAACCAAACGCGTTCGCGTACTTCACACAGATTTCTTGGTATGCATTTCTACGTCGTATCCAAAAGGAAAAGAAACAACAAGATATCAAACTCAAATTTATCTCCGAGGCGGATATCTCTGAGTTCTTGTTCGATGATGATGATCCTCAGGCTCTAGGTGCAAGTTCACTGGTTGATACGTTGAGGTTTCGTATTGACACAGTTAAGGCTGCAGACGAAGAGTTTAAGGAGTACGTCAAGGAAGAGAAGAAACGGAAGAGACGTGCGGTGCACGTTGATTCGGATCTGACGGAGTTCCTAGAGTAATGTGGACTTATACCTGCGCCCAGGGCACATACACAGAGTCATCTTTGATCCGGTTGTTGTGGGTAATCTTCACCCATCGACTACATCACTTGATCGAAGACGGTAAGTTTTCTGACTAAAATACTTTACAAACCCCTATGACTGTAGTATAATGTCAGTTATATTGTACAGTTTTACCTGAGAGTTTTATGAGAGTTGCGATACTGAACGATACCCACTGTGGTATTCGTAACTCTTCTGATATCTTTATGGAGTATCAGGAGAGGTTCTACACAGATGTATTTTTTCCATATCTACTAGAAAACGACATTACACAGATTCTACACCTTGGTGATTACTACGACAATCGTAAGACAATCAACCTCAAGGCCCTGAATCACAACCGTCGTATTTTCCTAGACAAGTTGCGCGAGTATGGTATCACTATGGATATTATACCAGGCAATCATGATACCTATTTTAAAAACACGAACAACCTTAACTCGTTGAAGGAGTTGATGGGTCACTACATGAACGAAGTGAACATCATCGAAGAGCCAACGGACATGAAGTATGGTAACACCACCGTCGCGCTTGTCCCTTGGATCAATCCAGAGAACGAGAAGGACATCTTGGATTTCCTTGGCAAGACGAAGTCACCTGTATGCGCGGGTCACTTCGAGTTGGCAGGGTTTGAGATGGACAAAGGTCTAGTGTGCAAAGAGGGTATGGACTCCAAGCCTCTCGAACACTTTGATCTCGTGTTGTCTGGTCACTTCCACACGAAGTCACACAACAAAAACATTCATTACTTGGGTGCGCAGATGGAGTTCTTCTGGAACGATGCGCATGATCCCAAGTACTTCCACGTGTATGACACTGACACTGAAGAACTGACGCCAGTACAAAACCCCTTGACAATCTACCACAAGATATACTATAATGAAAATGAGGTGAGTCATTTCGAAGATCTGTCTTACCTAGACAACAAGTTCGTTAAGGTTATCGTTGTCAACAGGGCTGACGTGAAGAAGTTCGAACGTTACATCGAACGCATTCAGTCGCAGAAAATACACGAACTCAAGATTGCGGAAGACTTCCGTGAGTTCCGTGGTGAGAATGTGGATGATAGTAATATCAGGGTAGATGACACTGAGACGTTGATCTACAACTACATCCAAGAGGTAGACACCGATCTTGACAAAGATCGAATCAAGACCCTCGTGTCTGAGTTGATGGTTGAGGCGCAGAGCGTAGAGATTGCATGATAAGATTCAAGAAACTACGTTGGAAGAATTTTCTTTCGACGGGTAACTATTTTAATGAGATTGATTTTCTTGCTGACCCGACAAACCTAATTGTCGGTGACAACGGTGCAGGTAAGTCTACCATGTTGGACGCATTGTCGTTTGCGTTGTTTGGTAAACCGCACCGTAAGATTACTAAGGCCCAGTTGGTCAACACGATCAACAACAAAGACTGCCGTTGTGAAGTTGAGTTCACCGTCAACGGTATGGAGTATCGTATCGTACGTGGCATCAAACCTAATAAGTTTGAGATCTGGAAAGACGGTACCATGATTAACCAGAACTCACACGCGAAAGAGTACCAAGAAGTTCTTGAGAAAAACGTCCTACAGATGTCCCACAAGAGCTTTCACCAAATTGTTGTTCTCGGCTCCTCTTCGTTCATCCCGTTCATGCAACTCAACTCAACCTCTCGGCGGGACGTGATCGAAGACTTGTTGGATATCAACATCTTCTCGAAGATGAATACTATCCTCAAGGAAAAAACCTCTCAACTTAAAACGGAGCTTGAGAACAACAACCATTCCATTGAGGTGGTCAAGACCAAGATCAACGCGCAGAAGAAATACATTCGTGATCTGACCGCCATCAATACTGCGCATCGCAAAGAGAAAGAGAATGAAATTGCGGAGTTGCAGAAAGAGATCGCAGAGATCCAAGAGACTAATGCGGGTCTGTCGTCTACAGTCAATGTGTTGTTACCTGAACTAACAGAGAATCTGTCTAAGGTCCGTGGACTGAAACAACAACTTGACAAGTACTATGCGACGTTTCAGTCGCAAGTCAAACAGGTCGTCAAGGAAGCCAAGTTCTTTGATGAGAATGAACACTGTCCTACATGCGACCAAGAGATTGCGGAAGATCTTCGCGAGGATAAGAAGGACGCCGCAACTAAACGTGCGCGTGAACTGAAACACGCAATGAACAAGGCTGACGAAGAATTGACCGCATATACTGCGGAGATTGAGGACCTTGAACTCCGCATGACTGAGTGCATGACGGATCAGAACACACTTAACAATAACAACCAGACCATCTCACGTCTGCAGAGAACGATCGACAAGATCAACGCAGACCTTACTGAGATGGCAGATAGTTCCGGTGACATGGGTCAGGCCAACAAGGACCTGAACACTCTGGACGAAGAACTACTCGATCTAACCGATGAGAAGTTTACACTCAACGAACGGTCTGCGTACAATCGCATCGCGGGGGAACTACTGCGAGACACTGGTATCAAGACGAAGATCATCAAACAATATGTCCCTGTGATCAATCAGTTGACCAACCAGTACTTGCAGATCCTAGACTTTTTCGTTCACTTCGAACTCGATGAGAGCTTCAACGAGACCATCCGTTCACGATTCCGTGACAAGTTCTCGTACGACTCATTCTCTGAGGGTGAGAAACAACGCATTGACTTGTCACTGTTATTCACTTGGCGACAGATCGCGAAGATGAAGAACTCAGTGTCAACCAATCTACTGATCCTTGACGAAACGTTTGATTCGTCTTTGGACGGGGAGGGTGTCGATAATCTCATGAAGATCATCGAGACATTGAAAGAAGACACGAACGTGTTCGTTATCTCTCACAAGACTGAACTGGAGGACGCACAGTTTGAACGCAAGTTGTCGTTCTACAAAGAAAAGAACTTCAGTCGCATGAAAGAAATAACTTGACAACCACCATGTCTTATTATATAATGGCTACCATGTTTAATCGAGGAATCACTAATGGAACTATCTAGTCGCACAGTTGATATCTTGCGTAACTTTGCGAGTATCAACCCAAACATCGTTGTCTCTGAGGGCAACACCCTGAAGACCATGTCTATCGCGAAGAACCTTGTTGCGAAGGCGGTCATCGAAGAGTCGTTTCCTACCACTTTCGGTATCTACGATCTGTCTGAGTTTCTCTCAGTAATTAATCTGGTTGATAACCCAACTATCGAGTTTGGTGAGAACAACTGTTCTGTCCGTGACGGTAGTGGTCTTTCGTCTGTTCGGTACTTCTACTCTGACCCAGAGATGTTGACCGCACCTAAGAAAGATATCGTTATGCCGTCAACCGATGTTCAGTTTCTACTCACTAACGAAACACTAAGTAAGATCAAACGCGCATCGGCTGCACTTGGTCATGACGAAATCAATATTCGTCCGAACAGTGGTGCGATCGAAATTGCAGTGGTTGATAGTGCGGATTCAACATCTAACTCATTCTCTATCATGGTTGATGGCCAGTACCCTGAAGGTGCAGACTTCAACTATGTTATGAGTGTAGGTAACTTAAAATTGATCGGTGAAGACTACGAAGTATCTGTTAGTAACAAACTGATCTCGAACCTTCGGTCTACTGAATCAGAAACCGAGTACTTTATTGCATTAGAAAAATCTTCAACATACGGAGCATAACATGTCACCCGAACAGTCACAACTAAATGATCTCGCTAACCGCGTTGCGCGTTCTTGCGTTGCGGTCATTGACACCATTGTTGCGCGAGGCGCATTCAAAGGTGAAGAACTGACCACGATTGGTCAGTTGCGTGATCAGGCGGTCCAAGTCGTCGCACTCTACGAAAACCTCGCAAAGGCTGCACTAGCCGCGCAGGAAGAAGAGACAGCAGAAGACTAATCCAGTTTGGACGGCGCAGGTTTCTTTACCTTCGATTGAATATACATTATTATGTCTATATCGCCTGTGTCGTCCCTTTTTAAATTTAGGTATATTATGCAAGGCAACATCTTACGAGATGTCCTCTTTCACATGCGTGAGAGAGATGACTCTATTGAATCTGAAAATCCATTCGTTTGGGTGCGTAAGAATGCATCCGATCTGTTTGGTGGTAAACGAGTAGTTATCTTTGGTCTGCCTGGGGCCTTCACCCCAACGTGCACCAACGAGCAACTACCCAACTACGAACGTCTCTACGGTGATTTTATCGCGAAGGGTATCGATGAGGTGTACTGCACTTCAGTCAACGATGCATTCTCGATGTATCAGTGGGGAAAACAACTTGGCATCGAGAATGTTGAAATGTTACCCGACGGTAACGGTGACTTCGCACGGGAACTAGGCATGTTGGTTGATAAACGCAACCTTGGTTTCGGTGAGCGGTCGTGGCGGTACGCGATGGTGGTTGACGATATGGTAGTAACTCATTTCTATCCTGAAGACGGTTACATGGATGATTGTCCAACCGATCCTTATGAATGGTCTAACCCTGAGTACGTGTTAGCCCAGTTGTGAAACTAGATAAAAGTATCGCGAAAGAGACCGCAGTACATGTGTTGATGGGGACGGTTATTAACTATCCCCTCAACATATTATTCCTATACATAATCATCGACGTGTGGAATATCACAGATCCATTCTGGATATCAAATATTGTTACGCTTTGGTTTTCTATAGTAGCCTTCACTCGCATATACATAGTAAGGTCTATTGTAGAAAAAAGGAAATCACGCTCGAGTAGCTCAGCTGGCAGAGCATCGCATTAGTAATGCGAAGGTCGTCGGTTCGATCCCGACCTCGAGCTCCATTTCATATGGCTAACAAATTATCAGATTGGTTCGCAAAGTCGATGACCGCGTTCTTTCGATTTTTCGCAGATACTTTTTTTCGTAAACGCTACGGTCACCGTGCACTTGTTTTAGAAACAGTTGCAGGGGTCCCAGGCATGATTGGTGGGATGTTGACCCACCTAAAGAGCTTGCGTCGGTTACAACGTGGTAACGGACACAAGATACACGAGTTACTTGCGGAGGCGGAGAACGAGCGTAAACACTTGATGTTCTTTATGGAGGTGGTACACCCATCGGTCCTAGAGAGATTCATCATCATTGTTGCGCAAGCCATCTTCTGGCATTACTACCTTGTCTTGTATCTACTCTTCCCGAAGACTGCACACCGCATGGTGGGTTACTTCGAAGAAGAAGCAGTACGCAGTTATGATGCGTACTTGGTGGAGATTGAAGAAGGCCGTATTGAAGATGTTCCCGCTCCGGATATTGCGATTGAGTATTACGATCTACTACCGGAAGCGAAACTGTCCGATATGATCAAATACGTTCGACGTGATGAGATGCACCACGCAAAGGTGAATCACGCTTACGCGAACGAGAAGTAATCACTGCCAGTGTTGACCGCCCCTCGGGGCGGCCCTGTTTACACTTTACAACCGCATCAACTTCGTGTATAATCGCACTATTATATTATGGAGGTTGTATGAGTAAAGAGTTTTTGTGGGTAGAGAAGTATCGTCCAACTAAGGTTTCGGAGACCATCCTACCGGACGAACTGAAGAACGCATTCCAGACCATCGTTGACGGTGGTGAGATCCCCAACATGATGTTCACTGGTACCGCCGGTACTGGTAAGACTACTGTCGCCAAGGCTATCTGTAACGAACTAGACCTTGACTATATCGTCATCAATGGATCGGAAGAAGGTAACATCGACACACTGCGCGGGAAGATCAAACAGTTCGCGTCGTCTGTCTCTCTGTCCGGTGGGTACAAAGTCGTCATCCTAGACGAGGCGGACTACCTAAACCCACAGTCCACCCAACCCGCATTGCGCGGGTTCATCGAAGAGTTCTCTAAGAACTGTCGATTCATCATGACATGCAACTTCGAGAACCGCATCATTGACCCGTTGCACTCTCGATGTTCAAAGTACCAATTCAACTTTGACAAGAAAACTATGGCCGCACTGTGTGGTCAATTCATGGGTCGTTTGCGTATAATACTAGACACTGAGGGTGTCGCGTACGAGAACGATACTGTGGCTCAGATCATTATGCGTCACGCACCAGACTGGCGACGTGTACTCAATGAGTGTCAGAAGGGTTCTATCTCAGGTACTCTAAATAATCCAGTGGGGTTAGATAGTGACGTATCTGACCCGTATACGGTATTATTTAACGCAATTCGCGAGAAGAACTTCAAACGAATGCGCACTTGGGTTGTGAATAATATAGATATAGAACCCGCTGCGATCTTTCGTGGTATCTATGACAGAATGTACGAGTTTGTCTCACCGTCTAGTATCCCGCAGTTGGTGTTAATACTAGGTGACTACCAGTATAAAAATGCCTTCGTGCAAGATCACGAATTAAACTTGGTTGCCTGTCTCACTGAAGTGATGGCAAACGTTGAGATCAAAGAATGAGCACAAAAACCTATGAGATGACTCCGGCAGACAATGTATTATACTTCCCTAACAACATCGACGTTAGGATGTGTCCAAAGAACGGAATGTCAACTCTTAAAGAACTCCATAGGTTACAACGCGGAGTTAGAGAATACATCGGTCGTATTGACCGATTAAATAAAGTAAGAAAGGAAGGCGACCAGTTTGATATTCCCTTCCGTAAAGGTAGCTACAGGATTGCAGTAAGACGTGACCCCGTAGATCGTTTTAAATCCGCGTGTGAGTACATTGTTGCAAACCACGCAAGATATATCAGAGAAGGTCGTGTAGGCGAACTACCGTCATTAGACGCGGAGCTAGACGTAGTTCTGGATAATATAGAAGACGGGACCATAAAAAATAATCACTTTTATACTCAGTCGTGGTATCTAGGTAAACCAAGTGATTATGATATGGTTGTTCATATTGACGAACTGACCCAACTTATGGTATTCTTAAACGAAGCTGCAGAACTTAACTTGTCTCCAAACCAGTTAAATATATGGGACAACAAGACCACATTGAAAATGTACGGTGATTCGGTGACTATCATGCAGAGACGCCGCATCAAGAAACTGTACCGACGTGACTATGAAAATGGGTGGTGTAAAATTGAAGACCGAATCTAAAGTAAGTCCCTTTGACTTTCTTAAAAGTATCAACGATACTAAAGTAAATTTAATAGACCAAGATGAGACGAACGCTAAGTACTATAATAGTTACATCGTGAATCGTTCCTTGTCTTATTTTCCGGATACTGTGGCCATTGCAAATGAAATGAACAGGTTACATCATCTGGATGAGAAACTTCAGAACGATTTTCTTATAAATATTGTTAGAAAGAGAAAACGATTTTCGAAATGGGATAAGTCTACTGATTCTGAGTCTCTTGGTGCAATTAAAGAATATTATGGCTATAGTAACGACAAGGCGCGTCATGCCCTTGCAATCTTGACCCAAGACGAAATAACAACTATAACTAAAAAGGTGTACAAGGGTGGAAGAGAATAATCTAGTCCAATGGAATCCAGACATGATGTTAGAGATATCATTGTCTGAACCGGACGACTTCTTAAAGGTAAGAGAGACTCTTACTCGAATAGGTGTTGCGTCTCGACGTGATAATACACTATTCCAATCATGCCATATCTTGCACAAGCAGGGTAGGTATTTTATCGTCCACTTCAAAGAACTATTCCTACTTGATGGGAAGAAGTCTAACTTAGAAGTCAGTGACGTAGAAAGACGTAACACTATAGCAACCCTACTACAGGATTGGGGCCTAGTCACAATTCTAAATAAGGAAGTTGCAAAGAACTGCGCACCAATGCGACAGATCAAAATCATCGCGTATCGCGATAAGCCAAACTGGACATTGCAACCGAAATACAATATCGGGAACAGTTAATTTATGACAGATTATTATGGGATCTTTGAAGATCGTGATGACTACATCAAAGACAAGGTTCCATTCGTAGGTCGTCTACCTTTTAACATGCAAGAGACCTATGGATGGAACGAGTTCATGAATATGATGGACTCACATCCGGACGATCTGTACGATCGTAACTCAGATAAGATGCGCATCGGCCTCAACTCTTTTCATTCTCGCGGTAGTGCACCGGAGTTTGCAAAGAACATCTACGAGGAGATGCAAGACGTATTCGCCCTTCACGCCAACAAGATCACTAACATTGCGTTTAGTGGGTTCGGTCGTGAGAGCGGATCTTACCCGTGGCACAAGGATTCGATGGACGTATTCTTGGTTCAAGTTATTTCAACTGTCGGTCTCAAGGTAGAGGGCATCAATAACGAGGAACCATTCGACTTCGAGCCTGGGATGTACGTATACTTGCCACGTGGGACACACCACCAAGTATTTCCAAAAATCTCAAGGGTCTCATTCTCTTTCGGTGTGGAGGGCGGCCCTGACCCATCGCAGTACTACTAAGGACGAATCATGACTGATAAAGAGAACAAGGTAGTTTCATTATCGAAAGTCTTGAAGA